AACAAGTTCCACGTCAATGATGTTGTATTCTACAAACTTCTGCCAACCATGAGTATAGAAATCTTTAAAAGTATCAAACTCACTGTGATCTAGTTTCTTCTGACCCAGTTCTACATTGGCGATATGATCCAGGCGATAGGACTCTTGGTTGGTGTAAGTAAATTTCTTATAGAGGTCGAGATAGTCTAACTGAGATATTCCACCAACATCATAACTAATTTGCTTTCGACCATTAACAAAGAACTCTTGTTCAGTAACAAGTCCCCAAGGAGACAACCTCTTCATCAACTTTTCACCAAGAACCCTGTCCATCCTACGGACAAGATAAGGAATATCGTAAAGTTTACTATTCCAACCAGTTACAACTTCTGGAGTATTGTCAATCCACCAAGCAATAAAATCATTCAGTAGATCATACTCATTATTAAATTGCTTGTAGTATACATTACCCTTGTTCAGTTTGAATGGTCCCTGACCCCAAGTTACAATCTCCTTAGTCGAATAGTCTTGAATAGTAATCAAAAGAACTTCTTCTGCAGCAGATTCTACATCGGGGAATCCATTCTCAGAAGCAACCTCAATGTCAATGGTTACTAATTTAATTTTGGCAATATCAAACTTGATTTCATCTTCGGTGTACTTGTCAGAGATATATTGATAAATGAATCTTTCATTACCATAGATTTTAAATCCTTCTACACCATCATACTTTTTTATAAATTCCCTACAGTCTCTAACAGTTCCTGGTTTAATTGGTTCTACATACTCACCATTTAGGGTCTTGTAAAAGGTTTTTTTATTAGATGAAACAAAAAGGGTCGGAGAGAATTTCTCTCGGGTCATGAAGTGTCTACCATCTTCATATCCTCGGACGAGAAATTGATCTCCGACCATCTGGACGTTTGTATAAAACCTCATTCCTTCGTCAGACCTGCGTAGAGTTCTTTGATTCTAGCAGTTGGTTCAGCGATGGTCAAGATTTTATCGGAATGAATTTTGAATTCATTTTGTTGGGTGATCTCCCCCAACCAGGGTTGCAGAGTTCCGTCTGGCAAAATATTAAAAGGTTTAACAAGAATGCAGTCAGGTTCTCCAATATCAGCAGACCCAGATTCCTCTAACTGAGAAATCAAAGTTCCACCAGTTTGAAAGATGATAACTTTAGGTTCCATATCAGCAGTCCTCACATCCATCAGTTACCACCATTGACTGACTCTGGATGTCCTCATCCAACTTAAGAATATCAGTCATGTACATATTATACAAGTCATCAACAGCATCAACAAAGGTAACAATCCAATCAAGAGGGACTGGGAATCGATAACCCTTACCAAGAGCAATCCAAGGACTTAGTTTAATTTCAAGCGAAGCACCACCCTTTTCATTAACTTCTGGGTCTCCAGTCTTAACAATACAGGGTTTAGTAAAGAAGTATCCTACAACTTTACCTTCAAGAAGCATCTCTTCAACATCAGAGATAATTTGTTCTCCCGTCTTAACAACGGCCAATTTAACTGTCATGATTTTTAACTAGTTTACTAACATACTAACACAAAAAAGAAAAGCGGGCAAGGGTTGATAGTTGCCAACCCTTGCCCAATGCGGCGACGATATTTGGGTATGCCCAAATATATTTATAGGTAATCTTTGCGTGCGTGGTGATCTGGAACTACCTTACCTAGGATAATTCTGAGGAGTCCGTCTTCAAAGGTGACTTCTCGGACTTCTGTATCGTCGGATAAAGTCCATGCTCGTTGAAAACTTCTTTGAGCCAATCCCTTGTGGACAAACGTCTTGTCCGCGTCTGTATCTTCTTTTTGTCCTTCGACAAAAAGTTTTCCATACTCCGTGAAAACATTGACCTCTCCTTTCTTGAATCCTGCTAGTGCAATCTCTAAATGAGATTCTACATTATTTACTTGAATCAGGTTGTAAGGTGGATAGTTTTTTGTAGTTTCATGAAGGTTGAAGAGACGATCAAAATACTCATCCATCCCAATACTGTTCTTTGTGATTTTATCCATCAACGTAGATAAATCGGCAGCATGATATCTTCCGAGGTTATTCATTATGGTAGCTCCTTTAAAAGCGAGTTTGTATTGTGTGGACCCTTACGGCATCCACTACTAATTATACAAGTAACATAAAAAAACGGGGTGTTGAACCCCGTATCTTTTTATTCGGTTGCTTCTACCTTTTTCTTAGACCCGATATTGTACTTTTGTTCTAAGATCCAATCGTTTTTATCTTTATAAGACAAAACTTTAATTTGATTTAGTGGAGCAATATCCATGATGGATTCTGCATTAACTACACTAATAAGTCCCCAGTCTGACAGAAGTCGAGTAATTCTATTCCTTCTTTGAATATCATTAACTGTCAGATTTGCGTGTTTACCGTCAAGAGCAAACAACTCTTTAAAATGCGTAATGAAGTATCTACCTTGCTTGTGAAGAATGTGGCAAGATTGATAGAGTTTCTTCTCTTTACGCGATGCTACTCCGATTCGGGTAAGTGTTTCACGAACCTTCAAAAAATCGTCAGGTTCATTTAACATAACTTCTACCATCATTTCAGGAGTCCAGTTTACCTGGGGTTCAATACTGTTTGTCATGCTGTTCCACCAATGTCAAGTCTTTGTTTAATAAAGTCGATTTGTTCTTTAGATAAAATACTCAATACTTGCATTGCCTTCTCATTACTATATCCATAGTACTGTTTAACAATATCAAGATCTTTAATCTTATCCTTTCGGAGCCAGGGAGAGAATCTCTTACGCTTCCTCAGAGTATTTATATAAAAGGAATATTGCATATCATTACTAATATGCGAATTCATATTCATTTCGTTGGCAAACAAAACAGCATCAAGATGAGAAGATAGACACTTATTAACAATAAATGCTGGATACTTCTTAATGCTGTCGGGATCTTGTTGTAATAGATTTTCTTTAGTGTGATTAATAGAGTTCAACCAATCTTTTAGTTCCATCACTTAAACACTGCAGTTACACTAATTACTTGAGCACCAGGATTACGTGCAAGAGCAACCTTGCGAGCATCCTGATAGTCAGTCGCAATAACCTCTTCTTTAAAGACAGTTCCTGCCTTATACAACTTGACTTCCACTTTCATAATTCATCAATAGCAATTCTTTACGGGTTTTTTGATCTCTCATATAATCACCAACAGATCGCATCGTATATGTGAGATCAAATTCAGATGCTCTCCATTTTGAATCGGTAAAACGATCCTTTACTAACTGATCAGAGTTATAACTGATCATCATGTCTGTAGAAGAATTATTACAATCTTCCGCAAATTTATCGTGATCAAATCCCTTGTGAGTAGAACCATTCTTCCCATAGAGATTGTCTTTAATGTCGTATGGTGGATCTAGATAAACAAAAACTCCAGACTTAGGTGAAGACTCTTCCAACAAATCTTCATAAGAAAGATTAGTAATCTTCCAATTCTGAATCAACTTCTGATAAACAGATAGTTTTAGAATTCCCTTCATAGAGAAGTTACTATCCGATGCCTGCTTTGAAAATGCAGAGGATTGTGTAAGACCAGAAAAAGAGCACTTATTGATGATGTAAAAAGAACATGCTGCCCAAAAAAGATCTTGACTCTCTACAGGAGTAATATCCAAATATTCTTTTGCCTGTAAAAACAATCCATGAGCAGAAGATTGATCTGGAAATCTGGACTTCAACTCTTGAAGTTTTTTTTCCATTTCATAACCTTTATCTCTCAACTGCTGCCAAAAATTTGATACAGGTTGATGGAGATCATTAATCCAGATGTTTAAATTTGGATTCTTCTTTGCAATATGAATTGCAACGCTACCACCACCAATGAAAGGTTCGTAAAAATCAGTGTAATCTCTTAAATCAGGGAAGAATGGATCCATCTTCTTACAAGCGCGTGACTTGCCTCCTGGATACCTTAGAGGTGTCTTATACGATGCTAAGGGATCTTTAGGTGCCTTAGTTTTACTCATACAATCTCCTCAATGAGTTTTTGAAGTGCTTTGGAGAAGTCCTCCTTTTTCTTAGGAACAACATTTTGACAAACCCACTCCATATCGTTGTAGTGAATACGAGTAACGATATTAGCATCATTTACTTTCATAGTCTTCACTACAGCAGGATATGGTGCGTATGCAACTGACATAGATTTAGTATCCACCAGAAGCATATAGTCAAACTTCTGTTCTAGACGTTCAATCTTATTTCCAGCATAGTTTTTAAGAATGATGTCAGAGGTGTTAGGGACCTTTTTATTAAACATCCCTTCCTTACATTTACACTCCCACCGCTGACCATCACTTGTAACAAAGTCATGCCCAAGAGTATCATTCATACCAACGTAGGTCAATTGTCCATCACTGTGTTTTGCGATGGAAAGTTCAATAACCTCAGTACGAAGTCCCCGTGCCTGTGCTCGCTTCATTCCCTCAGAAGCAACAGCAGTTCCAAAAATTTCAGACCAGTTAAAAGATTCAAAATTAATCATAACAAAAATAAAACATCAAAGAGCAAGTTGCTTGCTCGGTGTAATAATTGGACTAAAAATCTCATTGTATTGTTCAACAATTTGATCTTGAGTATCTGCAATATAAATGACAAAGTTCTTACTAATCGTAAGTTCCTTTACACTTTTGCTAAGAAGTGGAGACCAAGGAGCAAACCCAAGTTCTCCTCGACCAGAGGGGACAGCAACAATAGCATTTTCAATAACAATGCTATCGTCATTATCAGAGATCAAATTGGCAACAACATCCTCACCAGAAGTGAGGCGGATCAGTTTAACGTTCATTTGTAGTCTTTAAGTTCGGTGGTTAAAAGAGAAGTAAACAACTCAGTAAGTTGTACAGTGCTTGATGCCATTATACGATATCCAGTTCCAACATACAACTGACCAAGGACAACCGACAAAGTGGCAATTCCCCAGAAGATATAATAGAACCTAGACTTTACTTGTGCTCGAAGTTTTTCTTTTTTCATTTAAATTCACACTCACACATAATTTCAGTTAGTGCCGCCAAAAGATTAATTTCTTGATCGGCAACGAAGGCAACCTGATACTGATACTTAGCAATAATAAGCACAGCAGCAGGAATAGTAGAAGGAACCAAGGATTCATAACAAGCATCGTAAATACGACGCAGAAGTACACCAGAATCATTGTCCAGATTATTAACGACCCACTTACGTACTTCAGGGAAGTTCTTCTCCTTAAGTTTTTTAACCAGTTCATTCGTCTTAACATCCGCAAAGGACGCCAAAATTGCGGAGTCGATTTTACCCCCCGCTGAGTAACGTTGGCATTCATTTAGAACTCTCCTCCAATCAGGGAAGTGTTTGTTAATAAGTTCTACCAGGACCTTGTTATCATATTCAACACCTTCTGTATCCAAGATCGTTTTGAGGCGGTTAAAGAACTTGGATGCCATCTCTGGTCGCTTACTTGCGGGGATGGAGAACTCAATGACTGCACATCTGGAGTGGAGTGGTTCGATGATTTTGTTTTTGTAGTTGCAAGTGAAGATGAATCTGCAGTTACCAGCAAACTCCTCAGTAAACGCCCGTAGGAGGAGTTGTACGTCGTGGGTTGTGTTATCTGCCTCATCAATGATGATGACTTTGTGTTTAGCAGTTGACGTAAGTGATACGGTCGAAGCGAAGTTTTTCGCATTGTTTCGGACAGTATCGAGGAATCGACCTTCGTCGGATCCGTTGATGACATAAACATCTACTCCAAGTTCGTTACAGAGTGCTTTAGCAATGGTTGTTTTACCACATCCTGCGGGTCCTGCAAGAAGCAAGTTTGGAACCTCACCTTTTGCCAAAAATTCCTTAAAAGTTTTTTTGATCTCATTTGGGAGGATACAGTCTTCAATATTTTTGGGTCGATACTTCTCAACCCAGAGGAATTCATCACGCATAATTAGTTAAACCCAATCTTGTTTTCGGGGTCTGTCACAAAAATAATTAAATGCAATCCAAGGTTTGGATACTCTATACATTTTGAAAGCAACAGAAGCGCCATTGCTTGTGTCAGATTTATAGTCATGACATAAGTTTTGACAATGAGATCGCTAGAAGGAACGATAGCATAATTACTACGTCCCACGACTTAGTTCTAGCAAAATAGGGGATAGAAATGCAATCCGCAATGAAGTGCATTAATACCCCCAATGTGACATTAACATGTAGAACTACAAAGTAAGCAGCAACAACCAAAAAACTACCTACTATTCTCAATGGAATGTCAACTTGCTTCATTAGAATGTCGAATCAGGTTCTAGAGCAATATAATAGGTCAGATCATGATCACTGTTGACAAATTTTGACAAAAGTTTACGAGAGATGCTGACTTTATAGGAACCTGGAAGAATCTTAATGTTCTCTACTTTAAAGTTAAAGCAGAACTCACCATCAGTCTCTCCCACAATGACCTGGAAGTCGTTAGAAGTATCATTCTTCTTATCATGAATGACAAGTTTTACAACACCCGCTTCACCAACTACAGATAGATCTGGAAGTTGGAATGCAAGAACTGCCTTACGAATCTTCTCAAGTTGCTCAGTAGAAAGATCAAACTCAACGTCCATTGTAGGGAGAGTGAGTGATTGATCTGGAGGAGTAACAATTACACTCGGTTCAGCAAAGAAATACTTTGAACGAGTCTTGCCCTCACGAATCACAACATGACCATCGTTAGAGAAGTCAAGTTCTGGTTGATTATGGAGGAATACTCCCCTAAGGAATTGGTTTAGATCGTAGATTCCAAAGTCTTTTGGGAATTCTTCCTGAACTTCTGCTTCTGCAAGAATGTTCTTCATGACCGAGATGGTCCGAATCTTATTACCTTTTTTGAAGAGAATCGACTGATTAATATCAGAGAAGTTCTTCAGGAGGTTGATAGTTTTATCAGAAAGTTTCATAGGTTCCCTTAGTTTCATTATGAAGTCCAGCAAAGTGGTAGAGAAGGATGCAATAGTGAATTGCCTTCAAAATATCTTGCTTTGACTTACCGTTCTTTTTTCCGAAGCGAGATAGATATTTGATTGCATTAGATCGGCA